GCAAAAACGGCAAAAACGGCAAAAACGGCAAAAACGGCAAAAACGGCAAAAACGGCAAAAACGGCAAAAACGGCAAAAACGGCAAAAACGGCAAAAACGGCAAAAACGGCAAAAACGGCAAAAACGGTAGAGATAGAAGCTCAGGTATAACATAGTAAGAGGGCCATATCTGGTGAAACTGTCGTTTAGAAACCGTCTGTTCTATGCATCTCGCGGTCTTGTGGAGTCACTGCCGCGCGAGGAACGGGATCGGTGGGTTCCTGAAGCTTCCGGCTTTTGGACCCACAGCCTTCGGGCAGCCATCCAGCTTCAGCAGTATGCCGACGAAAGTGCAAAAGAGGAGCTCTCACGTCACATCGTCCGGTATTACGATTGCCCTGCTCGGATGGTGGTCCCGAAGGGACGATCACTCGACGCGCACCAGATTGAAGGAATCCGTTGGGCACTTACTCGTTCCCGCGCCTACTTGGCCCATGCGCCAGGCGCGGGAAAGACTGTGCAATCGATAATCACTGCGGCGACTGCAGGCGGTAACGCGCTTTTTATCGTGCCTCCACTTCTTATCGAGAACTGGCGGCGAGAGATTGCGCGCTGGGCACCCGAAGTATGCAACGAGTCTTGGTCTGGCCATAAAGAGTTTCCGGCCAGCGATTTTGGGGCTCGCCCTTGTTGGGTTCTAGTCCCCGACTCGGTGCTCATCAAAAGAGATGTCCAGCGAGAACTGTTCAGCCGTTCATTCACGACGGTAGTCGTCGACGAAGCATCGCGCTTTAAGGAGCGCTCGGCTCTACGGTCGAGAGTCTTATTTCACCGCAGATCGCCCATTTACCGGGCCCGCCATTCGCTATTGCTTGATGGCTCTCCAATGCCTAATCGACCAATGGAGCTTTGGTGGCCTACCTTTTCTCTGGCGCCAGAATCCATTGATTTTATGTCTGAGCAGGAGTTTGGGTTGCGTTATTGTGGTGCGCGCTTAAATAGCTATGGCCGTTTTGAGTTTCGTGGTGCAAGTCGCGTAGAAGAGTTACGACAGAAACTCACTCTTTTCTTTATGCATATAGTTCGTGAGGAGCAGTTATCACATCCCGAGCGGCGGCGTCGCATAATCTTTTTGCCCGATTCTCGACCGGTCGAAATCAGGAATTGGTCACGCGATAATCTCTCTCGGGTATCGTTCACGGACTTCATCGGAGAAGACGACTGCTCAGGCGAGCTTGCGACGCTTCGGCGTATGATTGGGCTTGCGAAATCTCCGAATGCCGCAAAGTTCATCAGAGAGCGACTCGCGGTAGGCGAGCGCATCCTTGCTTTTTTCTGGCACCGCGAAGTTGGTGATGAGTTAAAGAGACTGCTTGCCCACGATGAGATAATCTGTGGTAACACGCCGAATGCGGAGCGAGTCGCGCAGTTCGATGAATTTCAGGCAGGTTATCGGCAGCTGATTTTGGGTAACGTACAGGCTATGGGTCGTGGTGTGAATCTGCAGAACGCCAGTCGGGTAATTTTTGTCGAGTTTTCTTGGACAGATGAAACCAACAAGCAGGCCGAGAAACGAGCTTCACGCCGTGGAAATAACGCAGAGTTCGTGCCTTGCGATTACCTCGCGATGCCGAATTCACTCGATGAAATCGTTCTTCAAGTCTTGTTCAAAAAACAATCTTTGGTGGACCGAACAATCCGCTGAGGATATAGTCGTAAGGAGGAGAGCAGTGAAAAAGACAGTAACGTTCCGATTCTCAGTGACCATGGACCCGGGTGATTTAGCCATTCTCGCGACGGCGGTAGAAACTCAGCTTGCACAAGCACTAGAACGGGAACTGGAAGAGGTGCGTGAAAACGTCGCAAAAACCCAAGTCGCGGCGGCGCCGGTCAAACAGCAAGTGGACGAAGCGGACGACGAAGAACTTCTGCCCACGGTGTCTTCCAAAAAAGCCACCACTAAAAAGAAAGCCACGGCGGCACCGGTTGAAGTGAAAAGCTGGGACGACGAAGACGTGGAAGACGAGTTGACCTTTGAAGAAGAGAAACCGAAGGCAAAATCAAAAGTCAAAAACTTCTCGGTCGAAGATGTGAATAATGCCTGCAAAGCGAAGGTACATGCGCTTATCAATATGGGTCGTAGTGCGAGTGAAGCGCGCTCGGAGGTTCTCGCCATCCTGAAAGAGAAGTTCAACGTGAAATCAGTTACCAGTCTTCGAGCGGAGCAGTACGGAGAAGTTATCGAAGCGATGAAGTAAAATCTGCGGTTGGATAAGTAGTCTTAAATGAATCTCCACAATTACCAGTAGAAATGTCCGGAATGCGTCAAATATGTTTTGCGGTTGGTGCGCGAACAGGTCTAAAGGAGTGACACCCGGTGACCGACCATTCTAGACGCAAGCATGCGAAACTGTCGGCGAGCGGTGCTGAGCGCTGGGTAAATTGCCCAGGTTCGGTGGCGCTCTCTGAAGGCATTCCGGACAAAAGTTCACCCGCCTCGGAAGAGGGAACCCGAGCGCATGAAGTTCTTGAGACTATCTTGCGTCACGCAATTGGTGGTGAACCAACAAGCCAAGTCTCCAACGTCTCGCGTGAGATGTGGCAGCACGCTGCTGATTCGGCTCGGCATATTCTGCGCGTCTGGCGGAGTTGCACTGGTGCGGATTTGCTCATTGAGCAGCATGCATCTCTCGCATTTATCGACGAGAGTCTTTGGGGCACTTATGATGCTGCGGTGATCGAGTTGTTCGGCACTCTTCACGTACTTGATTTCAAGTATGGGACTTTCGCGGTATCACCACAGAATAATTTGCAAATGATTTTTTACGCGCTCGGTGTAGCTCATCGCTTTGATTGGAATTTCCAGCGAGCGAGGCTTTGGATTTTGCAACCTCGTGTTTGTGATGGTGCGCCGGTTTTTTGGGAACTTTCTATTTCGGAATTGCGAGAGTATGTTCAGTTGTTCCGCGAAGCAGTTGAGCGGACGCGTACTCAACGTAACCATTTCAAGGAGGGTAGCTACTGTTATTTCTGTAAAGCCAAGGCAATATGTCCCGTCCAGCGTGAGCGGAAAATCGCGCAAGGTAAACTACTGTTCGCACCTGTAAAATCGTAAAGGTAAGTAAAATGGAAAAGAAACGTAAAACTCGAATCCTTGATGAACAACGTCTTATTACTCCAGTCTTTCGGGTCGCATTCCCGAATGTGTTTGAGCCGCAGGCCATGAAAGGCGGCGAACCTAAGTACTCGGTGGTAATGCTGTTTCCGAAGGACGCAGACCTTCGAGCGCTGAAAACGGCAATGAAGGCCGCGAAGGTTGCTGCGTTTGGTCCAGATAAGACCAAATGGCCAGAAATCGAATCCCCAGTGAAGGACGGTGATGTGCCGTCATCTACCGGCGAAATTTATGAGGGTTTTGCGGGTCACTATGCTATCAAGGCGTCGTCTAATAAAAACTCGAAGCCGGGTGTGTTCGACGAAAACGTGAATCCCATTACTGATCCGGCGCAGTTTTACCCAGGTTGCTACGCCATCGCCTATTGCTTTGCTTACGTCTGGGAATTCAATGGTCGGCATGGCGTCGGTTTCATTCTGGATCACTTGCAAAAACAGCGTGATGGGGAACCATTTGGTGGCAGAAAGCCAGGTCAAGCGATATTCAAGCCGGTTGCACGCACCAATTCGATCGCGAATAGTATCATAGGTGACGAGGACGACGGCGACGATTTCATATAAAAAGCCTGGAGATACTCGGGGGTTTCGGTGCGTGTTTCATTCGCATCGAAACCCCGAGCCGTTTTTACGAAGATAAAATAGTGAGAACAGTTCTCGACTTCGAAACCCGTTCAGTCGTTGATTTGAAGAAGACTGGTCCTTATATCTACTCGCTGCATCCGACCACGCGGCTTACTTGCATGGCCTGGAAACGAGAAGACGAAGAAGAAGTCCATTTACTTCCATTCGAGCGTTGCAATCTTCACTGGAAGGATCTCCCCTCCGCAGTAAGGCATGATTGGCTTCGATGTTTAGGTGACTGGGATTCCCATCTCGAAGATTGGGTTATCGTCGCTCACAATGCAGGCTTCGAGCGCGCTATCTATGAGAATATTTTGGTGCGCAGACTTGGATGGCCCGAGATTCATCCGTTACAATGGCGTTGTACTGCGGCCCGAGCCGCAGCTGTCGCGCTGCCTCGTTCTCTCGAAGGCGTCGGTGAAGTATTAAAGCTTACAATTCAAAAAGACCGCAGCGGTGCGATTGCGATGATGCGCACTTGTCGACCATCTCGTGAGTGGACCGCGTGGCAACGAAAACCAAAAGGCCAGGAACCTAGGTTATTCATTGAACCCGACAGTCATCCGGAGGTGTTTGAGCAGCTTTATCACTATTGTAAAAGAGACGTGCTTACCGAAGAACTGGTGGACCGCACGTTGCCTGATCTTACCACGGCGGAACTCGAAGTATGGCGTCTCAACCAGGAGATGAATTTTCGCGGTTTCCGCGTCGATTTGCCACTTATTCACAAAATTGTGGAGATAATGGCTGGTGAGGAAAAGCAATCATTGCATGAGTTGGATGAACTCACCATGGGACTCGTAACTCGGCCTGCGGCTCGATCCGCCATCATTGATTTTTTGCGCATGGAAGGCATTGAACTGCAGGATATCCGGGCCAACACTGTGCAGGATGCGCTGGAATCAGGTAAGCTTACGCCAGTAGGACGCCGACTTCTTGAGCTACGACAGTTGTTGTCTAAGACTTCGACCAAGAAATACAAGGCGTTTATTGACCGTACCGACCCTAGAGACTGGCGAGTACGCGACATTCAAATGTATCATGGTGCGTCTACTGGGAGAGATTCTGGTACTGGCGTCCAAATCCAAAACTTTCCTCGACCAGTAATTCCGATTGATAAGAGTCAACCATATGCGGCAGTTGAGAATGTGCGTGATCTCGACGTCGACATGTTGCGACTGCTCTACGGTGAAAATTTGGGGATGCTATTTTCCTCAATTCTTCGCAACATGATAATTCCGACTGATGGCCACGAACTGTTTGTATCCGATTTTTCGAAGATTGAAGTCGCGGTCGGTTGGTGGCTTGCTGAAAATCGGCCAGGTATCGAAATCCTGCGGTTGGGTGGTGATCCCTATAAGCGTCTCGCATCAATAAATTCGGGTATTCCCTACGAACAGATTGATGATGATAGCCACGAACGGCAGCTGGCAAAGCATCAAATCCTGGGTTGTCAGTACGGCATGGGATGGGAAAAGTTCCAACGTACCGGAATTGAATTGCATCGCCTGCATCTATCAGATGACCAATCGAAAGCTGCGGTGAGGCAATACCGAGAAACATTTCCAGCGGTGCCTGCGTTCTGGCGCGCTATCGAGCAAGCCGCCATCGAAGCCGTGTTGGAACCCGGTCGGCGGGTACGCTTCCCACATGGTGCGTTCATTTATGAGAATCGATTTCTATGGCTGGAGTTGCCATCAAAGCGGCGCATTGCTTATCGTGAACCGCGTATTACCACCAAGATTAATTCTTGGGGAGAAGAACAACCGCAGCTTGAGTATTGGGCGGTTAATCCAAAGACCAAGAAATGGAACCTGGAGCGTTCCTGGGGCGGAGTCTTGATGGAAAATGCGGTTCAAGGTATCTCACGAGACATTATGGTGAATGCTTGTTTAGAGCTTCGTCGGCGGGGTTATTGGATATTGTTTTCTGTCCATGATGAAATTGTAGGCGAAAAAGAGTGCGGACAGGGTTCCATTGATGAATTCAACGCGATTCTCTGCCAGCGCCCACAGTGGGCGGATGAAGGATTAATCATCGAAGCTAAAGGTTATCAGGCCATGAGGTATCGGAAGTAAAGCCGAAACAGGTATTATGGGCCAATTTTGAAAAAGTGTATCCAATTCACTATTTAATGGTGGAATGATGGAAAGCCGCATCTTTGTTGGTGATGCGCTCGACATTTTACGAACGTTTCCAGCAAAATCAGTGCATACCTGCGTAACCTCACCACCTTACTGGGGCCTTCGCGACTATGGCATTCCTGGACAGCTTGGGCTTGAGAAAACGCCCGAGGAATACATCGCAAAACTCGTCGAAGTGTTCCGAGAGGTGCGGCGCGTACTTCGGGATGATGGGACGCTGTGGCTCAATCTTGGGGATAGCTTCAATTCTCGTCCCGGAAAGCGAAAGGCTAATGATAAAGCTGGAGAGAAACAAAAGAGTGTTCGCGGATCGGTTTTCATGCCATCGCGAAACGTGGCCTATTTGAAACCCAAAGACTTGGTCGGCATTCCGTGGCTTGTCGCCTTCGCACTCCGCGCCGACGGCTGGTACCTGCGCAGTGACATCATTTGGCACAAGCCAAACGCCATGCCAGAATCGGTCCGAGACCGCCCAACGAAAGCGCACGAGTACATCTTCCTGCTCGCGAAGTCGGCAAAATATTACTACGACGCCCAAGCGGTGAGAGAGCCATTCAAGCCAGTGAGCGCGAGAAGATTGACTCGTAAATGGAACGGTAACCGGGCGCGCGGTTTTCCTGGTGGAGTGCAGAATAATTTTCATCGATACAATGGCACCGATGAAGCGGAGAAAAAGGCTGCGGAGGGACGCAACAAGCGATCGGTGTGGACCGTGTCCACCAAGAGCTTCAAGGGCGCGCATTTCGCCACGTTCCCGCCGGACCTTATTGAGCCATGCGTCCTTGCGGGTTCACCAACAGATGGTATCGTGCTCGATCCATTCTTTGGTGCTGGTACCACCGGCCAGGTTGCCGCAAGACACAATCGCCGTTACATCGGGATTGAACTCAATCCAGAATATGCCGATATGGCATCTCGACGTATTGAGGCTTCGAACAATACGTCCGGTGAACTACCCATGAATTTCGGTTTGGACTGCAACGATGAATTATGCCCAGAAAGACTGGGCCCTCCGGATTTTAGCATTGACCACCGAGGCATCATTTCAGTGCATCGGCCACTCATCATAACCGCTTATGGTATAGGTGGCAGTGGGGATAAAGGTGATGGCTGAGACAATCGTAAGAGGGAAAAAGAAATGAAAGTCTACCTTGGCTGTCCAATTGATCACTCGAACGTCGAAGAAACGCCAGAACAACAGATGCGGAACTTGGCCGGACTTGTGGTGGGCGCGCTCGGCGAGTCGACGGTTTGTTACAATCCATTTGCCGCATTTCTTAATGCAGAAAACGCGAAAACTTTCGATGAACTTCGATTCGTGGTGGAAATTAATAACTTCGCGCTTCGGAATTGCGACGCCGCAGTCTTCGTCTGGAACGGTTCTCCTTCCTTTGGAGTTCCTGTCGAAATCGATTTAGCAGTACAATGGCAAAGGCGTTTCTTTGTTTGGAACCGAACTAGAAAACCATTGGGGCTTTATATTCGAGAGCGCGCCTTTCGTGGTAATGGCGTCCTAGCAGATAGTGCCGATGAACTAGTTCGGGCGCTGGTGGCGTGTTTGAAGTCTGATGGAGCAAGTGAGTGAAAAAGAACACGATGAACGAAAATCTAGTCTATAAGTATTGGAAGCCTCACGAACTTCGCCAGCGCGTGAGTGCGCTTCACTCAGTAATCACCAATAATTTGTTGTCAGTTTCGTGTATTGACCAGCTTCGAGCACTGTATTGCGAACTCAGCGGTTTATTACCAGAAAATCGCGAGGGTATTCGAGATCTCTGGGAGCACCAAAAGACCGAGACAATGGCTCAAAAGTGAAAGCATCTTCAAGCATCACGAAGAGCAATATTGACGATGAGAAGAAGTGATATGGCTGATAGAACCGTTTCTTTTTTCTTTAACGGTGTTCTCATAGTGCTAATGATAGTTGCAGCCGTAGTAATCTTTTGTGGTCACCAGGAAATTACGTTCAATCTCGATTGCCAACGCCGTTGTTATCCACGAGCTGTCGCCCAAGCAAATTGGATAAGTGAGATATGCACGTGTAACATACTGACTGGATCCCCGTAAAGTGACGGGATACCGGAACCATAAGCAGTAAAAGGCCGTATGAATTGATTGGGTAGGCCGGGCTTGAGGGTTCCGGTCCCGTCTTATTTATTATAGCGTGTTTCGGTCGTCGTTACGAGATCGGAAATAGGCGCGAATAGCGTCACGAATAGCCATCTGTCGCGGCGAATGCACGACCAGACGCCAGAGTCCAGAGACATCCCGCGTCAAATCAGTTTCCGGATCAAACTGATGATCGATGAGAACATGATTTCTCCAATCATAACCTCGCGCCGAGTATGGGCCATGAAATAAGTGTCTTACTGTGGTGGGTACATACCCAACATTTCGTTTAAGTACCGGTTCCAAGTTCACCTGATACCGGCGCAGCCACTTCTGATAATTGGCATGGAACTTCGGATTGATGAATCTCTCAATTTCGCCGAATGCCGCTGCTGCAAAATAGGTATCACCAGAACCGATAATTGAGAAGTCAAGAATAGGACCCGAAATCGCACAACCGAATTGATTAAGATACTCGCGTCTGAATGCCCAGGCGCCGCCGGGTGAACCCCATCGAGAGTAAGATTCTGGTGCTGGTGGTAGCGTCGAATCCGACTGTCGCATATAGACGAAAGATTTGAAGATGCTTACAGTTTCGCCTTGCGGGCCCATGTTCACCAAATGGGACCAACATTGCACCACCGGCCAAATCTGCAACCGGTCAACGACTTTATTAAACGCGTCGCGTTCAAAGAGTAAATCCGAGTCGGACCACATTAGGTATCGGGTGTCCGGGAACCGCTCTACGACGAATTGTACGGCAAGATTGATGAGATTTTCTTTATGCCAAAGCTCACCATCAATTGCTGATTGGTATAACGTGATGTGCCAGTCTTTATCCGATTTTTTCGTGATCATCGGAGTTCTGGCGCCGGTAACGAGTTCTACCGTCCACAGAGTTACCCAGTCGGGAATTTCGGTGCGGAATTTTTCATAGTTTTCGTACCGCTTCAAGTAATTGCAAGGATTAGAGATAACCGTAATCAGATGGAACTTATCGTAATTCATCGTCTCTTATTCCAAACTGCCACAGAATCGATTGCAATTTTTCGTCGGTCGCATGTTCAAGCAGGTCGATAATGATTTGTGCTTCTCTGATTTCTTGCCGTTTTTGTTCAAGAAGACTTGCGGCTTTCGCTCTCAGCTGTCGTCGTTTTAATTCCCATTCGAGGTCTGAATCAGGCACTCGCGTGAGGTCCATTCAGTTTGGACTCCATCATTCGAAATGTTTTTGGTCGGCTTCTACGCGTTTCCCGACCAGGCGGAACCGTGACCTTAACCAGTGTAGGAAGCACCGACGCGATGGCCCCGGGGTTTTAACCCGAAAAAGAAAATAACGAGAGCCCTCCGCTATAGAATACCGGAGAGCTCCCGGTTCTCTTACTTCGATCGACGACCAAGTAAGAAGGCAATTACGAGTCCCACGGACATAATAATAATAATAACCCAACCCCACCATGGCATGCCACCATCAGGACTCGGTGGAGTGCACGCCCGCGTTTCCTGCGCAGGGCCCGTGCACGGTTTTCCGCCATCCGACGGTGCGGGATTGGTGCACGTGCGCTCACGATACTGGAAACCACCTTGGCATTCGCTCCAGTCGGACCACGGCGACCAACCGCCATCGACTGGAGTGACATCCGGCGCGCCGCCTACTAGAATACCCGCTTCCTCAGCGAGGTTATTACATTTTTGGCCCGAACGTCCGCGCCATCGCGACTTCATTTCGCCATTCATGCCCCAGCGAGTACCCCAGGAATTTACGACAATAGCATAACCATCGCCGTTTTTTGGGTAACCGTTCACGAAGACGCAGTTGCCTTGTTCGTCGACCGACGTTTCACAGTCGTACCCGTAGATGAGCACTTGATGATTAGTACTCATCGAGGAGCAGCCGTTGTAGATGCCTGTACTGTAGCCCGACCAAGTTCGGTCAGCGGCAACCGTCACCGAAACTGGATATCTTTTGACGAGAGCTTTAGCAATAGACTCCGCAGATCCATCAATGATTTCGTATTTCTCAAATTTACCTTTTAGTACACCATTGAAACCTAGGCATCGCTGGTCACGCGCTCGGTACGGGTACTCGGTCTCATACGCCGCGCCACCATTCCTAACAAGTCCTCCTGCGACTTTTGAGAAAAACGAGCCTGAACAGCTCCATTCGGCCATGCAATCCATGCTGTGTTGCCGCGAGAGCAATTCGAGCGGAATACCACGAAGCCGGTAATGGTCCGATGCGTTCTTCATCACCGAATTGTAAACGCAGGAACCACAAGAACCTTGGTCAAAAATGCCTGTCAGCGAGGCTAATTCTTTAAGGTGAAATTTTCCTGGAACTTTGATGTCAGCTTCGAGAAATCGACGGCTCGCAGGCACTGCTTGGCGAGATTCGTCCTTTTTAAGTCCCAAGTAGTAACGTTGCGATTTTGGTGCGAGTTCAAATGTCCAGTCGTTCGTCTGTAATCCGCGTGTCGCTTCAACCTCTTCTTTTGATAGCGACTGCACTGATGGTCCATCAGCCATCACGACAGAAGACCAAATCATTGCCATTACAGCAAAATATTTGTGCATGCTACTCCCTATCAATTTGCTGTGAGTGCTCCCACTCAATTAAAAACAGTTCTAAATCTTCTGGAGAAATACAATAATACCCGTGCGACTTCTCATACGGAATTAACTCTTTTGCTTGTTCACGCACCAGACCACCACGATCAGGAAAGCTTATATAAACTTTTCCTTGGTCGAGTGTGTCTGGTGCATGGACACAGGCGCTAACTGCGACCACCAAGCTCGGCCAGAAGAGCTTCGAGATCACTCGTGTCACCGGTCGTCTCCGCTTTTTTCCGAGCTTCTCGCAGCCGAGCCAGTAACGACGCTCGATTGTTTTTGTTGGTGCGTGAGAAAATAAGTTTCAAAATCTCCAGCACCAACATGATGATGGTAATGAAGTTCATTCCTTCTCCCAATTACGAGCCGTTCCTTAGTAATCAATCGTAACAGAATGTTAATTAGTGAATGCGTAATAACTGCAAGCTCTGGATTGAGCGTCACATACCTACGAAACGCCGGCCAAAGACAAAGCAGCCCGAACACTAAGTTCGCGCCGATTGTCTTTGACCGGTAGACTGATTTCACACGGATTTGTGGGGCGTGAGTAAACAGCCAGCGATGCAGCCACCAAGGTGACCAATCGTCTCAAGGCTTGCGTGCAGTTCCGACTTCAATTCTTGTGGTAGTTTATCAATACCTTGGATGGCCGTCCAGAAGTTTTGCACGTTTTCAAGTGCAATTTGAGAAATCGATTTTTTCGCCATCAAGTCTTCAATAAGCGCCACCAGCGCCACACGAAAATCGTTGAGTTCTTTTGGAGCTTTATAACTGACTGTGACAAGTTCAACCATTGTGGGTTCCTTTCTTAAAGATAAATTCAGTTTTTGAAAAGCTTTATTTTATCACAGACAACATAAACGGCGCAGTTTTGAGATCCAGATGCATGCGGTCAAGAGCGGTTCGAGACTTGGAAACTGCCATCTGCCCGAACATACGGCAGATTTTCAATCCTGGTGCGATGCATCCGAGAAGGTCTGATTTAAAACCTAAATCAACATCGCCGCCGAAATTGCCTGCGTGAAATAGGATATTTGAGCGGTCAGGCACATTTAGTACATGGTAGCAGTTACCGAATTTCGGACTTGCTCGCCATCGGCATTCATACTCGCCTTCGGGAATGCATGACTTTTCCGGTAAATTGTTTCGCCATGGAAGCTCCACCGTGAACAGCATGAGTCCGGAGTCGAGTTTAAGCACACCAAAAGTGCCTTGATCTCCGGATTCAATACGATTGAGGACGGCGCGTCGCACGGTTTATTTTCTCCTCGACCCTGCGAATGCGTTCGTCTTGCTGAAGGATTGAACGATCATGGCCTGCTACTTTCTCAATTACTACTGCCACTTGTACATTGAGAGTATCAATAGATTTAGAAATATCTCTTAAAGTAGAAAGTAGCATCGAACTCGTTCCAACAACGAAAAGACCAAAAAGCCAGCGTATCGCGTCTTCATATCTTTTTGGCATAGTCTTCTCCATTGTTTTGGATTTTCGTTGCGTTTTCTAAAAAAGTTCTACAATTGTAACGCTGCAAAAATACAATTAGCTACTTTAGCTTCGGCACTAGAACCGGCTGATGCTCTGAGTTTGTAGGTAGTCGAGCCTGCAGGAGGTTCAGGGTCAATCATCACCGGAAATGGAACTTTGAATGCAGCAGTTGATATAGCATCAATCGCAGCTCCCGCGACGTAATCTGTCCCATTTCTCATCACCGGGAAGAGGCAGGACGAAGTGGATGTACCACAGCTGATCCACGGGTAGGTTCCATCATTGGTATTTTGCCGAATGCAGTAAATTAATACTGGACGGTTTACCACCGTGTTGATAGTAACTGTCGCGTGAGTGACGTCTACAAAAGAACTACTCGTCGTAGAAAAAACGCCGGTAGGGTTCGATGCTTGCACACGGTTGGTCGGACCAAGACTAGTTGGTGGTAGCAAACCGGTGACTGCGTTAACGGTATCTGCAAGATTAATTGGTCCCCACGATGGAATTGATCCGCCGTTGGGAATACGCCATACTTGATTATTGGTGATGGCGAGTGCCAATTGCGAAGAAAGAGCCAGAACAAGGAGAAGAAGATTTTTCATAGGAATGCCTCGATATCGTAGTTGGTGCCGTTTGAACGAAGAGTAATACATTGGTACTGCTGAAGCACGATGTCGGTTTGGCCGTCAGCAGATTGCCCACCAGTAAATATTACATGTGGAGTGCCTGAACCCGCATTCTTAATCACATACGCGCGATTGAGATTAGTCGTTGCGTCGGGCATAGTCACGTTAGGCGATAACGACGTGATTCGTGCATTGGTCGTGTTGACGTTAAGCACGGTGTCGACTGAAAACGATTGTACCACTGGTGCACCAGCGATACGCCTCCAATGAGATGTTGATGTCAGCGCATTGTTGGTGTTGTTATTGGTGAGTGATACGAACAGTACACCAGTTGCAGGTTCCGCGACGATACAACCGATGTAATAAGTTGTACCAGGATCATACTCGGCAACGCCTTGTTCGAGTAGATAAGCTATTTGTCTAGAGTGTACGAAGTCGACCGCGTTGCGATCTTGAATAGTTGGTGAGTTCGCACCTACTACTGCGGATGCCCAACCTTGCAACCACTGAGAGAGGGTTTGAATCACACTAGGATCTTGCGAATAGACCACCGAACCTGCGGCAAGTGATCCGAATTTGCCGATGTCGGTTGGGCCAGCTCCTGAGCCGAAAACTAACTGAGTAATTCGCGAAAGTTTAGGCATAACTCGAAATCCTTTTTATTGATAAAACTCTTCAACGATAATGATGCCTGAGCCGCCTGGGCCGCCGTTGCGAACTGCGCCGGTGCTTCCAGCGCCGCCCGCTCCCACGCTGTACGGGTAAGAAGAAGCCGGGTTCGCAATGATAAATTCGAGATAGGCACCAGCGCCACCACCGCCGCCGCCCCACTGACTTGCGGTGTTGTCACAGCCACCACCGCCACCACCGGAGCCGCTGTTGGCTACCGCAGCGCCGCCGGGGTCTCCGGCGGCACCATTTCGTCCTGCTCCGCCAAAGAACGACGAACCCCCCATACCACCCGGCAGTTGTGTTCCGTTGGCGGTTGACGGGTTTAAGCCCGTCCGTGCTCCGTCCGCCCCAGAAACAGAATTAACGATCGTATAGCCCGAACCGCTTACCGTGCCGCCTGTTCCGCCAAGTGCAGCACTGCCACCTTGACCGCCACCAGCGGTACGAGTTCCGAAGGTTGTGTTTCCGCCCGCGCCACCCGGAAACGCTCCTTGTGTCGTACTATTGCCACCACCACCACCACCAGCGCCCAGCATGCGCACGCGGATACGTATACAACCCGCCGGTCGATTGTAGGTGCCACTGCCACTAAGAAACCTTTGTACAGTCGGTTGGATTGGCTCGTACCAAACCGGAGCAGATGTGTTACCTTGCGATCTTAGATATGCGCCTGAAGGAGCACCAGGAAGTTTTCCATAGGTATTCGTCCCAGAGCCGTAAAGAATCTCACCTGCGGCGACACTGGTGAGTCCGAGTCCCCCATCAGCTACACCGAGTGTAGGGAACGTACTGAGCACGCCGTTGGTAAGTTTGATAAGTCCGGTGAGGCTTGCATCGGTTTTCAGTTTTCCATCGGCATCAGTAAGTACCACTCGGTTCAGTGTATTACCAAGAGATGCCACGAGAGCCCAACGCAAATCCAATTGCGAGAGAAGAATCTTTTTGGTCGTGCCATCGGCGGAATCTACGACTGGAAACGCGGAATTCGCACCAATTGCTGCGTTTAAAACTGAGGCTAATTCAGAGATTTTTCTATTCGCCATAATTATTCAATTCCATTGCAACCAAGTGTTGAGGAATCTTCCCATTAAATATAAAGCTCATCCCCGTTTTCCTGGGTAATTTCGTCACCGTTCTCGGCAGTAAGATTCAAGTTAACTAATGTAGCGCTAGAGTAAGACAGCCAAGGCCGGTTCATCTGATAAGCCGCGTAAGTGTTCATTGGTGAGTTACGAAACGCTGTCGGCAATTCGTAAGTCACGAAACCATAGAAGGTATCAATAACTGGAGCATAAACTATTGCGGCCATTTGTACTGCCATTGGTCTAGGCAGTAATCCTTGAGCTGTCAAAACTGTAAAAAGTCCAGCATTTGCAATAGCAGAGTTTACCAAATAAGAAATTCGCATGTTCTTGTAATCAAATACTAGAACATTAGTGCCGAAAAAATTAAAAATCAGTTGGTCAATAGCATGTAGTGAACCGTTTGAGTTGTTACGTGCAATCGCAAGTTTTATAAGCGCTCGAAAATTTGAATCTGAAAGTGTAATAAATCCAGCAGGAGTGTTAACAGTTCTAACAACATTTTGGTATTTACCAAGAATGTCAAGCTGAGTTCCTACACAGTTATCGAGGTTAAAGCCCTCTTCGACTTGCTTTGGTAACTGGTCCATTACGATTGGTCGGACCAGTGCTCGAATAGTATCACGAGCTTTTGCTTTTCCGCGATACTGAAGTATCAGCAGATCGGCGTAGTACGTGAGGAGTTCAGCCGTCGTTGTCACCTTTATACCACCGTGATTTCAATTCGGTTCGCGGCCACGGCGAACTGCCGATTACGGGTAAGCGGTACCAGCGTGTTCGAGTAAGGACCAATATCCACACGCGCAAAACCGGCGTTAGTCACCAATATATTAGGATCGATCGCTTGGACTGCGGTTCCAAGTGAAGTAATATCGACTTCTTCGTACACACCCGGAACAAAGTTCAAAACAAGTCCATTTTTAAGTGCGTTAACATCTACTGGCGTCACGCCATCAATTGAAGTAGCATCAAATTTAATGTAGAGGTTTTCGGGTACTACAACATCCCAACGCACCAAGAACGGTGAGCCATCGGCGCGAGTAATCGTGTATGTCTCATTACCTTTCATATCAGCGCCTTCAGAACGCTCCATGTAGATCACTCGGGCGATATCAGCGTTGCTCGCGGTGCCACCGACGATAACCCAGATACTATGTGGTGGTATACCATCAGCATCTACTCCACTAGTGGTATTCTCAAAGATGCGCGCATAAGTTAAACCCTCAAGGTTGAGCAACGCTGCACGAAGCCCATCGACATAACCTTGTGATGGAAGCGCAACCGATTGCGCACGCCTAATCCGGAGTGCGGCGTCTGATTCTTCGTTGACACCCAGATTCGTATAAGTCGTCGGATTGTTGATGGCCGTTACACCAAGCACAATCGTCACCGGTTGAGTGATGGTGTTGGGGATGGTGAGCACTGCGCCAGGTACCGCGGATCGAAACGCTAACGGGTAAGAACCCGGAGCGCTAATAGTTGTGGTATCAATAAGCTGCCATTGATTTCCAGCGTTGTCAGAAACTGTATAGATCTCTTCTGTGTTCTGATCTAGTCCGTATAAGTTAAGCGCTCGATCAGTCGTAATAGTGATATTAGTGGTGGTATACGTTGCCGCACGTCGTTGGATACCGTTGATCGCCACTCGTTGATCAAGAGTGACGCCGATAGCTTGGTCTGGATTGAACGAGTTGTAAATCTGAACAAGCAGCTCTTCAAGATCGAGCTCCGCCTGCACTCGCAGGTTCATCATTTGCCCGTCCGGCGAGTCCGGATCAAGCACGATATCCGCACCATAGATAGCTTGGAAATCAGCGGTGTACTCGGCGATTAACTCTTCACGAGTCTTTACTTGTAACCCATTGCTATCAAGAATGTTGGGCATCTTACACCAATCCGTTCAAATCGTACTGAAAGACCACATCGAGGCTACCATAGATCGATTGTACGTTATACTCCAACGTAACTTGTCGGGTTCGCTCGTCGACTTCAAAATTTTTCTGAAGAATACCAGTTACTACGTTTTGTGGTGTATTCAAGATAGTAGCGTTAACCGCCAGGCTTAGTGCAAGCCGATCCTTGCTGCCAAGCAGATTAAACCAGTCAATTCCAGCAGTAAGCGCAAAAAAGCAATCCCCCAGAAACGATAGTAACCTGGTGTGCAGAATCTGTTTTAATGCTTCGCGATTGACGAGGTAGTCGTTTTTTCCTTTGCCAAACGTCCAATCGCCATTTGCATCAAGCGCACGTACAATCATTCAAGCACCGCTCCAATCTGAGCCCGAGCCGCGTTTTCCGCCAGCGGACCAAACGGGTTGGTCAATGGATCACCACCTGCTTGAAGCCAAGTGGCTGATCCGGCAGCAAAGATTGATGAAATAACAGTGTCTAGAGCGTTTTTCAGGTTTTGACCGTTTGATATTTCTATTTTATCACCAATAGCTACTTTTGCGGCACCATTTCTCAGTACAACGCGCTGAGTGTCGTAATTCTGGATGGAACGGATTTGCGAGCGAAGCCCGACTAAGACTATTGCGTCAGAGAATGAATGGAGTCTTGACGATGGCAGCGGTGCATTAACCCCACTCTGGAACCAGGTATCAAGGGCCCGATCGTTAAAAAGCACCAAGCATTCGTCACCTTGCGCGATTGGCATGGTGAGTGCTCCTGGGCCACCTGAGAGTACTATTGCTGGACAATCGACCAATACCGGATAATCTTGATATACTGTCTGGTATACTCCGGTAGTCGGGTTTTGCTGGCGAATTGCTTTTTTGTAACTGATGGTGGCTGTTACTGTCTGCCGCGTCGAATCGAACGATTGCACAACGGCGATTGCGTGGCAGTTAATTGCCAACATCACCTCGCGTTTAATGATATCCCCGAAAGTTCTAAGATCGGGTTCTGCTGGCTGAAGAGAGGTAGTGGGCTTTGATCCAGACATAGGCTCTAATTCACCAGAGTTAAGCGGCCTGGTGGCGCCCAAAGCGCCACCGAAGTTCGCGCATCATCACCGATTGCTTCAGAAATGGTACCTGAGTGCTTTACCGAAACTACTTTATACTCACCATTAAAATTTGCCGCAGTAATTGAGTTCAACCGTACTTTTTGCCCAACAAACAGTCGAGGTTCAAACAAGATATCAAAAGTAAGAAACGTCTCTTGTAGCACTGGCGTCCCAAGAAGTCCTGACGCCGAGGAGATTTCGGCAATAGAGCCTAACACGACTTCATTGTCGCGCAAGACGTACGCTCGACCATTATCTACGTAGAATGTGCCGCCGGAGATTTCACGTAGGATATCAATAGCTGATCCTGAGTATGAATTTCCTCGGGTTATTTGGTTATCAAAACTGCCAATAGTGCCAACAGATACACCAGGAAGAGAACGAATAATCGTTTCGATGATGGTCCGCTCGGAAGTTCCGGCGGGGAATTCCATCGAGATAATAGTATTGGCAAATGCGTACCCAGCATCGAAACACTCGATCTGCGTGACAAACGTTTGGCCTTCGCGCGTAGACGCGCACTCGGAGACGTTGCCAGAGAAGATAACTGGCAGGTTGTCACCATAACCCGCCCGAACCGAAATCGAACGCAAGTCTGCAAAATCGAGTCGATTTTTCCGAATGCGGTTACGTGTCCGCTCGGAAAGATTCATTATCCGAAAGACCGCGTTGTTAGCTGAGGACAAAATTGAACGGTCGACGCTGAAGCTAAGCGTGAGCGGTGGCTCAATAGTAAGCGTCTTCCCATCAGTAGTTTCTATGGACAATTTATATTTTCGACTAAACTTGTCCATTATAGAAATCGGTTACATACTCGACTTCGTCTCGGTCAAGTACGTAGAGTTGAGCCGCACCAGAAGAGAAGTCTTCTTGCAGGCTAGGTTCTCGCGAGTTTGCGGAAAAGCAAGCAATACCAAACGGTAGCTTGTTGCGAAACTGGTGCAGGATGTTCGGACTTACACAGATTCGCATCCCTCGCAGTGTAAACATTTCACCATAAGTAAGTTCGGTAATGAACCAACCATATTGTTGCGGATAAAATCTCATGGTGAACTCAAAAGTAGTTCCATCAGGTAATGTTATCCGCTGCTTTTGAGCTGCATCGTCAGTAACTTGTTCGATTCTGCGCATTACTTCACCGCCGAAATCTTTGACTGCAAAGTAGTATTGGACACCGCTGGCGCTGAAGTACCTAAGTCAACGACAGGACTTGCTTGAGCCGCAGCCCGACCGTCAAAATTGTTCAATTTTACTGGAGTTACCACCGTATTGGCAAAACGCACCAATTTAAATGTCACTTCAAAGTCGGTGATCATTCGAGTTTCCGCCGATTGCGTCGCTCGTAACGATTTGATAGCCATGTTCTGAAAAACCGCCCACGGCGTTTGTACTGTGAAAAGCGTTCGATTCTTCCAATAACCGTAAAATTGTTGGAACGCCAGAGCCTGTTTAGTCTGATTTCGCCCGACGGTGACATTTACGCCGTCGATTACAGTTTGCTCACCAGTCTTACCAGTAACCGAACCCCAAGCAGAAATTGCCGCAGCAGCAGCATTATCTAAGACTTGATACGCGGCAAATGCCAGATTGTACGCACGTAGTGCAGTAAGAGATAACGACGGCGTGTAGGCTGAAATTATGGTGAGCTTATCCGCTGCTGATTTAAGTGTCTCTAGTGCTCGTGGCGGAACTGTGTTAAGTTCGCCGATGTAACCATTAACTACTACTTGTTCAGGCCGCAGTGCTATTTGGTCTTGAATAGTAGAGTTGTCTTCGACATAATGGTCAGTGATATCCGATTCAAGAGAAATTTGCTGTTCTCCTTCGTAATGAAAGAGAATCGCCGGTGGCTGTGGCTGCAGTTTTCCGTTCTTGGTCGACTTTGCTTGTGGCTGATAACCGATAGTCTTCTGTGGACTTACCAACACCAAATTGGCAAGTGAAGTAGCTGTAGTCGTAGATAAAGCTATCCCTGAAATGTCTGGCATCTCAGTTCACCTGTGCTTTTGCTGGACTCTGATCTACTGCCGCGTTAGTTTGTCGACGAAGCAATTCGAGTGCGTCACTAGCACCTTTCACACCATGGAAATTATTAACCTGGTGAACCGTGGTGTTATTTGTCTTCTGAATCGGTTGAATGTTCTGTTGTGTAACTTTCGGAAGTTTAGCTAGTAGTGGCTTCGGCGTCTCAGGAGTCGAAAAACCATTACCAGCCATGTAATTCGCAAGTTTGTCCGTCGGTAACACCAAGTCGAGTATCGATTTAAAACCATCTTTGATGTCTTTTACTGGATCCCAGTCTTTCTTTTTTCCAGTCTTTCGATCAAGGTCACCAAGCAGTCCAGTTACCAGCTCCAGAATCATCGCCCAGCCTTTGAAAGCTTCGGTGATGATTTCGAATATTCTAAGTTTATCTGCTAGCGTAGCAAGCCTGTCTATCACGAGCAGCAATTGACTAGCTGCTTTGTCCATTCCCGCGATGATACCAATACCGTGTTTCGCCGTCAGCCGCTCCATGGTGCGCTGAAATTTCGCGTACACATTAGCGTACATCACGTCGACTTTTGCTAGCTGGTCGATGGTCTTAGGACTGATGATCATCGATGAAGAGATTTTGTCGATATCAACCTGATTTTTACGAAAGAACGCTAGCATGCTGTCTGCAACGCCGAACGATCTCAATACAGCTCCGGCGACGTCCGCAGAAACGCCAGATTGCGCGAACTGTTGAAGCTTGTCCATCACGTAGAACGCGTCCCGAGCTTTAGCAGTATCGAATCCGACTGCGTTCGCTAGTAGACCAATACCTTCGGGCGCGCCTTTACCCATCTGCATATCGAGCATTGCTTTCTGAATGCTCTTAATCACGCCTACCACTTCACTTCCGGCCACACCGTACTGACGAGCCGCATACTGCCATCGCTGGAGCTTATCAGTCGAAAGGCCAGTAGCGTCAGCGAACTGCTTGAGTTCCATGCCGCGTTCGCCTGCCGTACCAGTGATACGTTGCAGTCCATAGAAAACCGCGAGAATCGCGGCTTTCGTGGCAAGGCTCGTCTCTCGGAGTGAACTCATTGCGCCGGTGGCGCTTTTTACGGATTTGGTCGCGACGTCCGCGCCGGTGACGCCTAATTTTACGAAGAACTCGCCTACTTGCATCGATTCAGCTCCAGATACGTCGATTCGAACTCATCTTGGAAAGTTTCGTAATACAGCGCTTGTATTACTGTTCGAGCGTCGAAGTTCTGTACCTCGTTCAGGCTTCCATAACCTGCGCGCACCAATCGAAAAAGAATTAAGAGGGTGTCGTCGCCTCCTCCGTATTCGACGTCAGGATAGACATCGCTCGTTTGATGTGCATTTCGTACTCGGCATAAAGGCTTTTCACGAAAGGGGCGAGATTGTGCTTCGCCACCTCCAAGCAGACTTCGATAAAGTCCACACGAGCGTTTTCGTCTTCGAACGTATCTGCCGTGATCTTCTCTCCATTATATAAGCATCGTTCAAGACAAGGTCGTAACGCCGCTTCAATTGACTCACTCGCAAGTGACGAGCAGATAATGAACTTTGCTACTTCGATCACATCCATGGTGCGTCGAAGCGGTATATCTTTAGCTTCAGCAGCAATCGCCCGAAGTAGCGCCCGAGCTTCAGAAAAAGGGGCCAAGTTAACTTTTAGCTTGGCCCCAGACGGAAGTTTACGTTCCATTAAGTCAATGCCCTCGGCGCATTTGCGAACTTCATCGTATAAATGGCTACCGATTGCTCGGTCTCGCCGTTCACATTGGTCTTGGCTTCGATGCGCTTAGTAAACACACCGAACGACGCAATATACGTGTCTTTAGTTGTGTTGCCTTTGCCATCGCCGACTTTTTTGATGAACTCACCATTGAGCAATACGAACGAGGAAAAATCGTTCTCCTGCTGCACCATCCGGCCATTCAGGTATTTATCATCGCTAGAGCCACGGATAACCCTAAGTTTGAATTCCGCTTGCTTGCCCGATTCGTTCAACCCGTAGATTGCGTTGCCGTTCTTTCCGGTTTGAACGTTAGCGATATCATTTGGAAACGTGAGCGCTGCGGCGTCACCGTCGGCCAAGTCGCGAATGACTCGACCATCGATGATTACCGTATCAGCACCGGTAAGCGAAATCGTTGCCATCTATTATGCTCCTTAAAAATAGGTTATGCGTTCAAATTCACCAACACATTGCCTTTTTGAAACGCGCCAGCTTCTTTTGCTGCGATTTGCAGAAGTGGTGCCTGGCGATTCTCGCGCGCTGCAGTCGATTGCTGCGCAATTGGCTTGGAAAACATGTAATATCCTCGCTGCTCAATATTTGAGTAGAAGTCTTCTTGATTCCCAAACGTTGTAGGACTCGTCCACCGGCCTGGCGCGAGAAAACCGTTTGTTACATATTGCTCACAGACAGCACGATACGCGCTTTTGAAAGCGTCCATTCCGGATTCGGTCTGTGGCACTTTGGTGGACGAACGCGCTAAGAAGTTAAAGCCCGCGATCTGTAGTGCACCAGCGAACGCCAGACGATTATAGACTCGATCAAAGAACGTGTTACCACCAGTCGAATAGACTTTCGGAACACCTTGGAAATTGCCGTAGAAGTCGACGCCAGCACTCTCGCATTTTTCAAGGATGTTCTGCGTGATGCCAGTATCTGGCTGCACGCCCACCAAATCCTTCATGTGCATCGTAATGGTCGTGTTCGAGCCGCTGAAGTCGACTGAAAGAGCGCGACTAGCATAAGACGCCATGAACAAAAGCGCTGCGAGATCAGTCGTTGCCGAAGCGTAGAGAAGACCACGGGATTGGTCCCAATTACCAGTGGCGAGCTTGTCGAGTAGACCGCCTGGGTCGACGTCTGCTGCGGTTCGCGACACAAAAAAGGCCATTTTGATTTTGGACTGTACGACCGCTGCAGCAGCCAGCATCGGCGCCTCGGCAAAAATTTGCGTGGCCATAACACCGAAGAACTGCACCAATGCCGACGCGCGAGTAATGGCTTGGGCGAAAGTTTCACCAGCCGTCGCCTGCGCGACGGTCAGCGTAATACCGTTGTCCAGTGTGTTGTTGGTGATGGTGAGCATTGGGGCATCACCATAATATCCCTTGAAAGTGATGGTAATTGCGGTAGCAAGAGTGCCTGTTACCACTGCTTGTTCGAGACCGTTCAACGTCCGAACTTTGGTCTGAATCTGCGATGCCGTATCATTCCAGTTAATTGCTGGTGTAACATCACCGTTGAAGTTGATCTCATACGTGCCCGAAGTCGGAACTGCCGACGGCGTAATCGTCTGCACTTCAACGATGAACGGGATCACCACAAAGTAACCACCACCAGCTAGAATGTTTGGCCGCTGCGAAAAAACTTGTAGCGCCATCGCATACGTCTTCGAACTACTCCCGAAGTCGGTTGCGACTTCATCCGGCGTCAAATAAATCTTATAACCATCACTTCCGAAGGTTGCTGGGTTGTAAGCTTCTTCGGTGAAACAGGCCAAGTTAGATGTGTTATATTCACCGGCACCGGCTGGAGCATCCGCCACCGAAACATTGATGATGTTAGTTAACGCCAGTTCTGCCATTTTTAAGTCTCCTCGAAAGAGTTACTGTTCCAGTTCAATTTGTGGTGCGTTAAATGTATCAAAGTAAGGTTGCGGCGACACCTTGCGCACCATGTACTGGATGTTCACAGCCAAAGAAAACCGATAAGGAATCGCCGCGCCGTCGAGTTCAGAAATGTTCACGAATGTCGTGGTCAGTGGTGCAATATAAAACGAATTCGTTTCTTGCTGGCTTTTTGAGTACCAAGACGTAAGAGCCATGAGCACTTCTTCACGACGTTGGAGAGCCGAGACGCCACGTGAGAAGATATCGACCGAAAGCGTCGCCTGCATGTTCACCGACTGATCCTGACTGAGTCCCGGGCCCGAGCCGTCTGGATAATTTCCATTCCCAAAAGGCTTCGACGAAACTACGCCGACGGCAATATAGAGTCTGGTGTCCTTCGGCGGCTGAAACTTCTGATCCCACAAATACACTTGATCGTTTTCAAGGTTGAGTTCTCGACGCAGGATGTCGCAAAACAGTTCAAGAGCCGAAGCTACGAGCACTCGAACATCGGCAGTCGCACCACTGCTATCAGTAACCCGAACGATGTCGAAGCCGTAAACCGCCGGAGCAGTATAAAGTCCAGTCACCGGATCAATTGACCCACCAGCACCACCCGGTACTACCGAAAACACGTATGGTTCAACGCCGCCGAAAGCTCCGGCTGCCGCTTTGCATCGTGGCGCAAGTGCCTGTGTATTGATTTGGATAGCCAGTGGCATCTTACTCTATTTCCGGTCCTGCACCAGTATCGTCTTGTACTAAATGATACTCCACGTATCCGTAAATGGTATAATCAATTTTCTCCATCACTCGATACTGGATTCCTAGGTATTTTACCACTTCATCAGTATCAAGGACGACTCCCAATTCTGCGTGCAGTGTGAACCAGGAGCGCGAACGCTCTTTTTCGGGCAAAATCTGCAGCTGCTTTGCCGTGAAAGGCTGCCAGACACCCATGAACGAGAAATCTACACCGACTTCGCGCGCCTGGAAGTCAACGATGGTGGTAGTTACTCGCGTAAAAGTCATTGGCTGCATCCAGCCGTGCAATGCACCAGAAACATTAGGCACAGTGCCAGAATTCGCCGAGAGCAACCGATTTTTTGCGTCGTAAATAGGCACGCAATTTATTCCTTAACCACCGCAGAACTGATTGAATTCCGCAGTTGCTGCGTCTCAACCAGTGTTTGGCGGACTTTCTTTCGTTTCATGTTCGACGGTTTCCACTGTCCGAAGCCACCAGTGTTGAACGCGTCGAGCACTACTGCAACCGCAGTAAAACCTATTTTCTGAAAAAACTTTCCTACTGACTTGGTCTTTATTACTTCTTCAGCAGTGTTTTCTGAGAAAAACCCAGCGCGAGATAGCGCAAAATCCAATTTCTCGATGAGTGGCATACGTAAAAATGAGCGCTGTGGGAGCTCGGTTGTCCCAAACTCATGCTTCATACCAATTTGTGCGTTGCTAGGACCACCAGTCGAGCGAATAACGCCATCACCAAGGATACCGACTTTGACTATCGGCGGATCTTTGAACAGCTGCAAGACCGCTTCGAAACCGGGTCCACGAACTTCTACTGTGTCCGAATCGTTCATGGTGTCGTTGCTCCACAGACCGCATGAACTGCGCCGATAAGTTTTGGCAAAATCATCTCAAGATAGCGCGCACCATAATTAGTTTTTGCAAGCATCGAGAGCGTCGGCGACCTCAAAATCTGCTCGGGGATAGAAACCGACTCGGAGACTGAACCCGCCGATCGCGAATTTTGCAGCCATGCATAATTTCCGGCGATGCCTTGGCTCGAAGCTCGCAGGTTCATTACTAGATAATGAGCCGTGAGATAAAAATAACCTGTGGTGTACTCAGCCTGCTCACTCCAGAGAGCCTCATTAATACAAAGCCCAGCTTCAGTGAGTGCGCGCGTGATGTCCGAGTCCTTGACTTCTGCGTTGGTCACACCAAACGGAAAGTCTCGGTCGAAGTACGCCTTAAAATCCGCGACCGTTGGAGCTGTGTACGCCACCAGTTACCTCGTCAAAAAATTGGCCGGTAGGGAAGGCCCCACCGGCCACTGAGGGATGCCAGTGTGGCAGATGTTAAACGATGTCGAAATACAGCATTTCTGCTGGACGATACGCGAGCACGCCAGTGAATTGACCGTATCCGACGTTTTGGAACGAGAACGAGTTCATGGAGTTTGCCAGCGTCGACGTGTAGTCAACCGGGATATCCATGCGCAACGAATCCTCGTCGTAATTCGACAGCACGTAGCGCGGCACTGTCAGCACACCACTCGATTTCGAAGGAATAGCGTATGCCAGTGGCTGGATTTTGAAGTCCGGCTTGCCCGTGATCTCCGCGAAAGATTCACGAAGCACTTGCAAAGTCGATTTGATCGGAAAATCCGCCGATGCTTGCGACGCAAGTCCCAAATAATCGTCTTCCGGAATAGTAAAGTGCGTCGGCCACGCAGTATAATTGCAGTTCGCACGGTAATCCGCGATCACTGCCGTGAGGAACGTTTTCAGTTCCGCACTAGTCATCGTCGAGATGGGCTTAGTGATCGTGCTCGTGTTGACCGTGACACCTGTTTGGTTGAGGAAGCCACGAACGGCAGAATCACCTTTCGCACCAAGAAACGCAATTTTCTGGATGCCAAGGTCCCAGTTGGTCTTGCGTGCCTTCTCAAGTGCCGTCACCATATCCCAGTTGCCCGACTTCTGAGCGAACTCAATGTCGAACAACGTGTACGTGATTTCTTTTGCCCAGTTCCGCACCGAAACCGACAGCGCGTCGATACCGACGCCAGTCTCGGCGAGACGAGCACCAGAAGTGCCTTGATTAATGATCCCTTTCTCGAACTCGTCACCGAGCAAAAAAGATCGGAACGTGGTGAGCGAGAGACTCCACGCACCCTGGCCAACCCGCACCGGCAAATAATCCGCTGGTGCGACTTGGAAGAACTTCTGCTCCGACACCGACGCGATGATCGTCGTCAACGTGGTGATGTCGATCTGATAACCCAAAGCGTTGCAGAACCGTTGATTGATATCAGCAACGCGCTGTGCACGTTCATCAAGGACGATAGGTTCGCCCTTCGAGTTCAAAACCTTTTTCGGCTTCATTCTATTTTGCTCCTTAAAAATAAGTAGTTTCAGCCACTAATTAGGGAAGTGTGGTACCCGGCAAATCCACGTAAACTCGGATGAGATCACCGTTCGCCGTGGCTTTGTCGAGAGCTCGTCCCACCACTCGCTTACCGGCGCCTGCCGCAGTCGCCACCTTCGAGCCCGCGATGACAAGCATCACCTGAGCACCGCGCGCGATGGCTGCCGAAGCTTCGAGGTAAAGCACGTTACCACGGAATGCGGCGATTTCCACGTAATCACCAGCAGCGTAAGACGTTTTGCGCGCATCATAGGGAACGAAACCCCAGACGTCGGAAGTGTCCGTTGCCGCCGCAATTACCTTCGGAACACCACCCGCCGAATCGACGATGGTCACCGCTTGGCCAGGAACTAGTGGTGTCGACTGCGAAGAATCGACTGCGCAAGGAATCAACGCCGGTTGCGGATGTTGATCCAGTTGCCCTTTTTCCGGCGTCTGGGCGAACTGATTCATGAACTGAGTCATCAGGTATCTCCTTCAAGTTTTAAGCGTGTTTAGTTACTTGCCCGAACCATAACGAACTCGGCCACGCTGTGTACGAGCCGCTGGCGTCTCCACAGTTTCGCTACCGTCTTCGCCACCGCGCGCGGCTTCGCGTGCATTCTTCAGCTGATCGAAAAATTTCTTTCCATCGTCGAGACGAGGATCATCCGAGTTCATCTTCTTTTCTTCTTTCTCGGAGCCCTCCTTCTTCGCTTCCTCGGAGCTTTCTTTTTTCTCTTCTTCGACGTTTTCTTTCTTCGTTTCCTCTTCCGCCTTATCCTTTTTCTTCTCCTCAGCTTCGGCGTCTTCTTTGTTCTTCTTCAACGTGGCGCACATCTCATTGAACCGAGCCAAGAGTTCATTGATAGACATCACGTCTTCGCCCACTCGAACTTTATGGTCGAGATTAGCGAAGCCATCCATCGCATCGACGGCGTCCATCTCGTTCACCAATTGTTCGACAGTGAGTTCGCGCTTGGACGTAGGAAGCGTCACGACCATCGATTCTAGGTCTGCCGCGTTCTCGACTTTCTCCTTCCTGAACCATTTAAACTTCACAGTTTTCCCCTTAGAGTTGGTGAGCTTTTCAAGCTCGATTGTTTTTCGTTCGTTATACTCCCGGAACTGTTCAGGAGTAAAAACTACAGACTCATCATAACGTGGATTCGGAACGATCGCGAGATGCTCGTACTCGCCAGACGTCACTTCTTTTTGATATTCGACGCCATTCCAGAACCCACCCGGACCATAAGATTTCGGTATGTAAGCGTTTGAAAGCCTCCAACCCTTGGCTAATGCCTCATGCCCGCGATCGGAGACGACGAGAAACTCTACCCAATGCTTACCATCAACGCTATTGAAGAACGAACGGACCACGTAGCCATCGGCTTCAGTCTGCAGCTTTTCGAGATTGACGTCCTCGACATGGTACACATAAACCGGCTTACCCTCGAAAGACCTATCCATCGCTTTGATAGTTTCTTCGCCGATAAAGATTCGGAAGGGTTCTACGCCAGGTTCACGATACTCTGCGACTCCCGGGAGCATGTGGAGTCCAAAATAGCGTTTTGGTAGAATACGTGCGTTCTGAATCATTGCAGATACTCTATTCGCTGCGCTTCGTTGTCCATCCGCAATAAATATCCTTCTTTATACGCACCAATCTTCAACGTGTAGACCACAAAAGAAAACCCAATCCATTTCTCGAAAAGGAAGTCCGAACTCAGTACCGTTCATTTTTTACCTTTAGAGAAGTTTACCACAGGAACGGCCACGCAGCGACAATTGTAGTCTTCGCCGGGATTTTTCTTTTGGCCGTCGTCCATTACTGGGGGATCATCAAATCGAAACAGCTTTCCTCTAAGCGACTGATCGTTGAGTTCTTTATGCCTCGGACGAACCGGATGCTTAGGGGAACCGATTACGCTGCGCCACTTGTAATGTGTGACTCCATTTTCAGTATAACACGATGTCTTGAGTTTCGAAAGAAGGATGTTAGTTTCCTGGCGCGCTAGAAACTTTGCTTTGCTCTTTGAGACACCATAGGATTTCTGCACAGTCTTAACTAAATCTTCATAGCGAGAACCCGAAATTGCGCGCTTTTGAACACGTTCGCGAAGTTCGACTATCTGTTTTTTCGTGAAATTCTGGATGTAGAGCTTCATGTTCTGAGTGTACTCTTCTACCAGCCGCTTGCGCGTCACCGGAGAAATTTCCGGCTGAACGGTTATTTTCTCCAGAGTTTTTCTTACTCGCTTATCAGCTCTAAAAATTATGCGATCAAAAATTTTATCGAACTGTATCTTCTCGGCGAGGTCTTCAGGTAGCAATTCACGAAGCCGTTCATCTATCTTTTGAACAGTCTTCTCGAAGCGGGCCATCGAAACTCGAATAGCAGTCCGGATAGAAAGTGGAAGGTCCGACGCCGCAATTCGCCAGCTGGATGAACTCGGGTCCCAACGCGCACCATAGGATTTCAGCTCTCGCGAAATCTCCGCCGAAAACTTGCCACGAAATGCACCGCGATAGTAACGCACCCGGTCTTTACGGATTGCAGCGAGCAAATCGTCTGCGGCGTTAGTTATGATTTCGCGCTTGGATACTCGCAACGCCCGGATTAATGGAATGTATAACTCTTGTCGAAATAACTCGATAAGTGCATCTTCGAGTTCTTTCCAATCATCCGAATGCCCACGAACTACGGGAAGTTCTTTTTGCGCCATCGAATGATCCACTCGTCGAGCGGCTCCCAACGTTTAAGTAATTGACTATCCCTACTTGATAATCCGTCGTCTATGTATAAGCGAATACAAAACGGAGTCTCCAGCACTTTGAACGGACAAAAATTGCCGAGTTCAATGGGATAAACACCTTCAAGTCCATTGGTGAATATTTGCGTCTCTGGTGGGAGCTGCTGGAGAAGTAAAATAAGCTCACCAACCCGGAGCATGCTTTCTATTTTCCTTTCGGTTTAGGTTTAGGTTTATTAGGCTTTGGACTCGATGATGTAATCGACTTAATCTCCCCAGTTCCTTCGTCTTTTAACGGACGCGGCGCGATGCCTGCGGTATTTTCTGCAGTTGATGGGTACAATCCTGCGGTGTTTTCAGCCGACGAAATTTCGAGTTTCTTTTTCAAATCTTCAACCGAAATGCCGAGAGATTGCGCCGTGGCTTCGTATCCTTGATAGAATCGATATGCTAAGTTCACCACATCACGTTCGAGTTCAGCGAGCTTCATCCCGGGTTGCCATGTAATCACGTTTTGGCCTCCTTCGCCTCTTTTGCATCTTTCGCTTCTCGGGCTTGAATCTTTGATGTAGATTCACCGCCGTCTGGTAGCGTCTCTATGCTTTCGTTATCTTCATCTTTATTCATACCGACTTCATCGAAAATTTCCGCATCGGTTTTCAATTGGATAGGCAACAGCTGGTCGGCGTTGACCGCATCACGGAATTCTTCTGGAGTGATCTCGCTAGCCTGCCGTGCACCAATAACCCGATTGAACTTCTGCGTTTTGACATTCTCTTCTTGTTCGGCACCGAGCACACGCAGCGGTCGGAAGCTGATATCCAAGTCATCAGGGATCATCTGAAAAAGCCGTTGGCAACGGATCTCAGCAAGATGCCGCACGTCGTATTTAGCTGGATGGCGAATAGTAGACTCGACCATCGAGTTGTAATTCTCGATGTCGTCTTCGCCCGAATTGAAACCAGTGGCGGAAATACCAAATAACTTAGTAAGTGGCATACGAACATCGGATGCCAATTGCATTCGGATGCCCGACATAGTCTCCGCGACTCCTGCGAATGATAGTTCTTTATGGTCCCAATCGTCTTGGGAATCCATGGTGAGCGCTTTACGATAGTTCTTCTCTGAGTTTGCGACGCGTACTCGCTCGTAGACCTTACGCAGTCCATCCTTCTGAGCTAGCGTGTTTGCAAGACCAAAAATCTTGAACACATCGACTTTGAACTCGTCGAGCACTTCGAAGACGAGATCAGTGGACTTTAAATACTGATTAATAGAACGCACCATTACTTCAAGCTCAGACAAACCCCAACCACGCAGACGAGGCCGAATGAACGACGGCGGTTTGATACCTACATGTTTGAGCACTCGTGAAAAGTGCACCTTTTGACCATAGTAATCGTAGAACTCCTGCTCATTCAACGCCTGCTCACGTGGCACAATTTGCACTGAGTGGTCCGCACCGAGATATTGCGTGTAGTACAGCTCCCACATGTCAACATCACGAAATTCAAGCGGCGAATCCCTTCGAATAGCTTTGAGATCAAGCGGAGTCTTCGGATCTTGATCGGTGAGGATCAATGTACCACTACCACCAAAAAGTCTCTTCCACTTCTGCGACTGCGCATAAACCAAGATGTCGCCTTCGCGGTCCATCTCCGCCGACAACATCCGAACCTGATCCTCAGATAGCTGCTTAGATTTTATAATCACGCCACCACGAAACGCATCGTCGACTGGCACATCGATCACCGTACGGACGATGCCATACTCGCAATAAACCTGCGAGAGCAGTTGCCTCATATTTGAGATAAGGTAACCACGCAAATTTTTGAACATCGTGTCGGTCTGGCTTATCTGTTCACTAGGAAACGGCCAGCTACTACCGAACAACGCTTCTTGTAAACTGCCGGAATTTGCAATAACCGGCTTCGCACTCGCAGATTTTGAATTTGAAGACTTCGGTTTTTTAACCATAACAGGCTTTCATTCTATCATTAAAATGCGTCAAGAATCGAGCGCTGTGCACTGGCCAACCGGTTAAAAGCTCCGGCAAGGCAATCTACCTGATCATCATGCCCGCCAGAGTCTCGGCCAGTGAAGTTTTCAACCTCGGCAAAAAATGCTTCATTCCATGGTGCGCGAAGTACCGAGACATTACCGGCTTCACACTGCGCTGAAACTGGCTTGGCTCGAACGTCTTTTGCGGTAGTCGAGCGCTCAACATCAACGACGTAACCCGAGAGCAACCGAATAAAGTTATCGGCGTCCGCTTTCCCACCAGCTCCAGGTTCCTGCTCACCAACCTGCTCGACTTCAGGACCATCGGCGGACGCGGTATTTCGAATTAACGACTCTACCTTGAGTGAGGATAACTGACCACGCCGGATATCCACTATCAAATACGTGTTATTTGGATACTGGTACATCTTAAGACCGACCGTGTAATCCGGATCAGGATTAGCTTCCGAAGGTTCAGTCGCCGCACGATCCCAATAGCGAACCGCACGAATCCAACCGGCGGGAATTGCGTCGAGCACTCCAAACCATTCACGGCGAAAGTACATGCCCGCTTCAGCACGCACATTCCAATTCCCGCCTTCAAGCCGCAACCGGTCGATGCGCGGTAATGCACGTAAATTCGCAGCGTATGTTGGGTCTTTTTCCATCAAGATACGGTTATCCTGAAGTTTCGCCGGAATAAACGTAAATGATTTAGGTAACGATTCCTCGCCATACTTCGCTACGAGTTCTTCGCGCGAGTCTCCCCAAATGATTTCGTCGTTGATGCGAACAAACCAGCGCAGGACGCCGGAACGCTCAAGTATCGGATAGCCATCTGGGCCAATCCACCAATCGATAAAACGACGCACCCAATGGTCGACGTCGGGGTTCATCGTCGCGCGTACCCGGCCTGGAACTCCAGCCATAGAACGCAACCGAGAGAGCATATACCAAAACTGCTTAGCAGTAAAATGCGTAAGCTCGTCGAAACCCAACCAAGAAAGCTGTGAACCTTGCCATTCTAATACGGTCTTTTCGTGTTCGAGATGCGCGAGCTTCATATGCATGCCACGATGAAACTGCCATTCGAGCGAAGCTTCACGCGGTTTTGCACCTAGCGGCGCATACAGCTCTACAGACTCATCCCAAAGACCACCAGGATTACGAATTTGTGTAGTGTTACGACGAAAAATTACTGCTTGAAAGCGTGGATTATTCCAGTGATATAGCGGATCAAGCAACAACGCAAAAGATTTCCCTCCGCCCGCTGCTCCACCATAGAATGCGATATCAGCAGAAGATTGTAGGAACGCAGTTTGTGGTCCGTCTTGAGGACGAATCGTCTTCATGAAGCGTCGAAATCTTCATTGACGAGCACAACCCGTCTTAGCTTCGAATCCCAAACTATATTCTGGAGCGCTGCTTGCACTCGCAATTCTACCGTCTGCTCCGGAACTTTCACTCCAACGAATAAATCGACTGGTACATCCCACGCTTCATATCGATTGGCTGTACAAACAAGTTCGTCCACCAATTTCTTAATAGTCCACTGCCTAATTTTCATCGCCTCCGGCCCCCAAACTGTACTGGATATTGAAAGTTTATCCGCTCGAATTCTTTGGGGGAAGAACTACAACGACTTGCGGTGCCTGGAGTGGCTCACCATTGGGGCCCGTCGCTTCGACTTTATCGGTGAACATCTTGAGATGGCGACCAATAAGCTCCAACGCTTTCGTCTTATCCCAGAATCTGATCTTTTTAACGGTCACCGAATTATCTCGGCCTACTTGTTGTGTCTCGACGGCAGCGATGGCTCGACGCAACGATACCGGCATCTGATGCAGCGGCAACAATTGCCCATTTTCATCGAAAGCTTTGGAAATATCGACATCGGCGAGTTCGATGAGCCGCCGGAGTACGTCGACAGCTTCCCAAGCTACAGCTGCAGCGCGCTTTTCAATTGCCGCATCGATCGCCGCAGCAATCTTAGAGTCTCTAAGAAGCATTGATGCCTGAACGGCTGCTGCAGCATCCGTCTTGCATTTATAACCCGCCGCTTTCACGGCTCGCGTACCGTTGCGATCTTTGATGTACTCTTGAACAAAGAGCGCGCGACGAAGTTTTGACTCAGCTTTGGAAGACATATCTGTTTTTAGTATACCACATACGACTGTGGGGAACCCGCTTTGAAGCAGACTCCCCACAGAAGATTCAGCAGCTCAACCCCCAGAAATCGCGAAAGAAACTAGCGATGCTCTGGATGCGCGCCGATTTTACAACAGACTACGACGCACAGCAAGCACTTCAACTACCCGCTCCTGTAATTCACGATCTCCCGAACCCGACGTCAACGCCGCCTCAAGAGCATCAAGCGCCACCATCAATGGCTGAATGCGCCGATTAGCAAGACGTGCCGCCGACGCATAGGTCAATTCTGGTATTTCCTGATCGGTGGCCACGCGCTCAACGAAGTCCCCGGGCTTGATAAGCTCTTGCATCAATCCTCCTCTATAAACCTGGGATCATTCTAATTTTTGGCAGTCACCCACCAGAAACTAGTGAACGTCATTCTTACTACCTTCAACACAACAATTCGTAAAATCCAGAATAGCGCCGCTCTGTTGAACATGCTTCCAAGCGCTAATAACTAAATGCTTGGTGTCGGACCACTCAGGAATATGCTTATCCAGGAATTCATCCAAGATACACGCGGAAAAAATGATACTGGCCGGACTCGGTCGCTCACGCTGCAAAATAGTATAAATAGCTTTTACCACCGATTCAGACCGCATCACGGCCTCGGTTAATTCCGTGGCCATCTCTTCAATTGCCTCCTCGCAGTTCATCGCTCGCCTCCCATCAAAGATAACGCCGCTTCGATCAGCGCTTGCGCGCCATTCTCGGCGGAAACGGCCACAATGATAAAATTCCGTTTCTCGGGCCCGGAAAAGACTGGCTTCGCGGACCGCACGCTTTCATCCGCAGTCCTCTTCTTCTTTCGCCGAGCATCTACGCCTGCCACCGAGAGATAATCCATCACAGTCTGATACGAAACTTTACAGACTTTCGCTATTTCTCGATAGGTCCGGCCAGCGGCGCGCATCTCGCGCATCTTAGGCAACACCCGCGCCACTCTTGGACTCGCTTGTCTTTCTCGTGATTTTCTCTCCACTAGTTATTACCTCTTTTTTACAGGTTCGTATTCAAGCGCCGCCGTCCGCAAAAGCTCAGAAACGTTACCATCAAACAAACGGTTCGCTCGGTCTTGCAGTGCTCGGCGTTGCTCAGCAGAGACTTTGATCATGAGTTTCCGGAGTCGAGTCGAGCCACCCGAAGGTCGCCCGGGCTTCTGCTGAACCGTGTCCTGTGCCATTAAACACCTCCTTCAAGACCAAGCAACCAATACAGCATAGACGGTTCACCCTGTCAAGATTCCTGGTACACCGCACCAAAGGCTTTCGAAGGCGCTCAGCGAAAAGGTATCGCTACCATTATAGCGATCTACCTAGATAACGCGGTGCGCTCGGGCACTCGAAACCTGTTCCCAAAGACCGAACGGCTCTCGTGCCACCCACCCGAAAACCGCCCGAATTACAACAACAGTACAAACAGTATATACCACATGCACGGTAAGTATTGCATCCCATAACGCGCTGTGTTAAACTTAAAGGTGAAGGTTAAAAGAGCGGCGATAACGCCGAACTCTAGAAAGGTTCCGAGCGATGGTCACCAAAACTTTCGTCATTCAGGCTAAACTCTCGCATCCGCTGAAACTTACGGCACCATACGCCGGTTATGGCAAAACCGGCGACATCTTGAGCCACAAAGATTTCTTCGACGTCACCGAGACACTCACTCACGTTATGGCTGAAAAAGCAATGGCGGAGTTCGCCCATGAATTGCTCACTCGCTCGGTCCCGGCAGAAGAGCTCCGGTCAACCTGGCCTAACAGCAATGAAGTCACCATCGATTTTCGTATTTTAGTCCGATATGTCAATTTCGAGGAGTAAGACAATGAACGTTCGATATCTGGGTAACTTTTATCGCGTCGTCAACATCACGTTCCTGAGCCGAGATAACATCCTCGTCACCTTTCAGGACGGCGCCACTCTGCGCATGGTGCAGCTTAATCATGAAGAATTTCTTCGTGATGTCTCGACGACGGCGATTGCATGAGCATGGCGCCCACCACTCGACTGTTGGAACAACATTCGATTTGGAGTTTATCAATGTTCAAAATTTTACCGTATGGTCACTTACTCCCTATCGCCGGACTCTTTTCGTATCGCATCTTTGAACTCGACGGTGCTCTCGAAGACGGCATTAGCATCGACATCGAAATTCGATTAGCCACAGAAACATACCGCTATTTTGGCTGTCGCCAGTTCCAGGCGACTCGCAACGGTTTCCCGACTGACCCTACCGCGCATCATCAATTGCTCGGCCAATCGATTGAAAGCCTCGTGAGCTACATCATCGCAATCGAATATCCGCGAGCACTAGGCGCGAGTAAAAAAGACATCGACCGACTCCAAGACGGAACCCTAGTTTACCGTCGCGGCGCCCTCGTCGAGGAGTGAAACCGTAACATGTATTGCTCACAAAAGATTTCAAAGTTCCGGTCGCGAAAACCAAACCCGGAAAAAGAGGAGAAACCCATGAAAAGTAAAAAGACTGTGAAAAAGAACATCCTGCTTAAAGTCGCGTTGCCGCAAAAAATAGCGATGAAACGACTAGCGAACCGCTATACCAATGGCAACGTCTGCCAATGGCTACGGTTCGCGGCGACCAATTATCATCCGACAAGGTCAGAACTGAAAAAGCTCGGATGAGCAGGCGCCCCATTCACCGCGAAAAGCTTCGCACCACAGATACTCAACAACACGAGATTGCATTTGGAAGCAATTAAACCCAAGTACCGGCTCGCGGTTTCTCACGGGATGATTCAGACTGAAACCCGACGAGAACTTCTCGTCGGGTTTCGCTTTACTTGACTTAATAAAAGTCCTCACCAGACCTAGAAAGACCTATCTGGCACTCTCCCCAACAAGCGAGCAATAACGCATCAACCGCACCATCATAAGGCACGCCTTTGGAGTTCGCAGGCACCCGGCTGCGAAATTGTGGAAACCTGCGTTCAAGAGCAATGAGCGACTTGGCTTTAGGCTTCAAATTCGCAGGCACTCCCTGATGCATCTCCCGCATCCACTTCGACGGTTCCACCATAGTGTATGGAATCTCAAGTTCGCGTAATGCGACTTCGACCATCGCAAAACCGGCGCCGAATGAAAACGCCGATTGCGCCGACATCGCGTACGGATGCACTCGTTCAAGAAACGCATGTGCAGATGGCTTCCAATCACAAAGCAAATTTTTCACTCCACGGTAATCAATCGTCCGCACCCGGTCGTATCTAGTCACCGGCATCGGCGCCCATTGAACTTGGGGCCCGCGCAGACGCACCAAATAACCCGAAAGCCCAGGATCAATGCCAATAACCCACAACGTCTTCACTCGGATTCTTTCCGGCGCAGCATCAGTTCAAGCCGAGCCATCGCATTCCAGGCGACTTGCGCCGCATGCAAAAGTCCCGAGGGTTCGTCCACAAACTCGTAACCCTCAGCCAAATGGTGCCTGAGCATCGCGTCGGTGTAGCGCTTCTCACCGTCAGGTACTTGAAGCCAGCCATCCTCTGAATACTTCTTTGCACCATAAGTCGCCACTTGAGAGATGGCGAGCATCGCTCTTGGCATCGACAACATAATGAGTCCAGGACGCACCTTCCCAGCATCGAGTTTTGCCCCAGGCTCATGTTGTGACTTCCCATTGGGATCAGTCTCAGACACCGAGATACTTCCAGCTCTTACCCGACCGCTGCCGCAACGATTACTATTATCTGAACCTGTCTTAGACGGCAGACGCCGCGATTTTTTGTTTTTCATCGGTTTTTCACTCCAACACAATATAATCCTCATGCTCAGCACCAGTTCCCAGCATCACCACTGGCAATCCAGTGCAATCCTCAAGTCGGTCGATGTGCGCGCGCACCAATGGATGTAGCTTTTGCCGCATCTCCGGGCCACCACGCAGTTTATGTGCCGACCAATGGATGTACTGTGGAAAGTTCAGCACGATCTTCGTTGCTCCACAGCGGAAGGCAGCTTCACGACAGAGTTGAAACGACTGCGTCGCGACTCTCCGAACTTTTCGGGTCACAGTCGTACGTTCGCGCTCAGCCAGCGCTGCTATCTCCTCTGCTGGCATCTCGGCCATCGCACCAACCTCTTCCCAGTTCACTTCCTGCTGGTCCGGATAGAAGTCACCCGAGTACCCAGTCTGTTTCCCATCCCGAAAGTTATTCCCGACTCGGATTGGAAACGTCCGCACATTCAAGTACACATCACCGACTTGATGAGGTTTGACCAAGAAGTCAGCAATTGCCTGTTGCGGAGTGCAGTCCCGGAAGGTGCAGTACGGGTAATGAGTTCCATGATTAATAGACAGCGCGTAACCCTGCGAAACCTCATGTAACACGGTCTTGCCCGAGGCCAAGCGCTCATCGAAACGGGCTTGAAAGAGCATGTCGGCGATACCCGCCCGAGCCGCAGTCTGAACTTCCGGTCGCCGCATTGCCTTCTCAGAGAACGCGGCACCCGCGCCAGACATCGTCGACGAGATGTGCTCGACCGATAGCTCACCATGAGGTGCCTCGGCGTCGCGGTGTCGACAGTCCATTATGATGGAACGCGCGTGCACGTGCACGCGATTCTTAGGATAAAGCAGTACAGACTGTTCTTTAACAAAGTCGTCGAGCCAAAACCCGGAGTTTGGACCAATCCAGAGCCTCGGCGCATAATGGATGTCTCGAAGAATGAGCGCCGCAGCCGACGGCAGGACTTTAAAGACCACCCGTCGCCCCACGATTTCGACCGTATGCCCAGCATTGGGGAAGTTAGACGCCGATAAGTCTGTTGGCCGATAGATGTCGGCGAGCCTCGCTGCCACAGCTCCTTTGCCCGACGAACCCCAGGCCGCGTCCACCAGAATGTTAAACTTGCCTTTTTGCATCACCGTTACTCCTTTAAAAAGCGGCCAATCCCCAGTGCGTCAGTACCAAAGTAGGGTAGTAGTAGTGGTTCACTTTTTTTACTTTTTTTTTACGTGTATTTGTTTCTTTTTTCTTTTTCACTTTTCTCTCTTCTACTATTTTCTAAAAAAAACCTACCACTACCTACCTACTAAAAAAGGAAAAAACGGAAAAGCAAAGAAGGACGCGGCGCCCGAAGCATTGAGTATAGACCGAACGCGGTAGAGTAGTTTCTTGCATGGTGAAGAGGTACTTATCTCTTTAGCAAGTAAGAATAGGGAAGCTTTGACGAATTCTGAGGCATTGAGCATAAGAGATGTTCCACACATTGGTGTGTCTCAATAGGGATAGAGATGATGGGGTTCTATTGGAGCACGCCAGAATGCTCTGCCACAGCTAACTGTTCGACGAAACCCACGAGCCCGTAGGGCACGGGATGCGAGTTGCATCGTCCAATTCGTACAACGCTCCTTCGGCCAGGGCCCGTCAATGGAAAAAAGGACCTGAAGACGGAATCGAGAGTGGATGTCGAGCATGCGTTCATCCGCCGGAAGTTGTTTCTGGCGCTCCAACCACTCATCGAGCGCGGTGGTCATCGCCATCTCTTCGTTATCTGCTACCCGAGCCAGCTGTAGTTCCAATGCTTGATGGTGGGCTTCACCCGATAGATGAAGTGGCTCGCGGAAGGTTTCCCAGAGTACCCGAGCTTCGGCGTAAAGCAGGTCACGATCTCGCTTTAACGATCCGAATTCGTAGCGGGTAACTTTTACTGGCCAAAACCGGCGATTGCCAGTGTTATCCGATAAGTAGTCGTCGTGATTAGTCGTCCCAATAAAGACGCACTGGCGCGGGAACTCTTCCCAGCCACGACTGTAAGGTACTCGGAACTTGTCCACCGATGCCGAGAAAAACGCTTTATAGGATTCGACGTCGACTCGTCGCAGCGTTGCAAGCTCCGAGATTTCAACCCACCAGATACCTTGAAGAGCAATAAGCGCGTCCTTATCTCGGATGTTCGGTAAAGACCCTAATCCCCAAGGACCGGCGAGTTCGGCAACAGCAGTAGACTTTCCGATGCCTTGGGCGCCTTCGAGCACTAAGATGTGGTCAAACTTACAGCCGGGTTCAAAGATGCGAGCCACCGACGCGACGAGGAACTTACGGGAAACCTCGGTGAGGTACGGTTCCGGCATCTCCGCGCCCAAGTAGTCCCGAAGCCAGGTATCGACGCGTGGAACACCATCCCAATCGAGTCCTTTCAGGTAATTGCGAACTGGATGTACTGCGTTTTTATTGGCCAGCACTGAGACTGCGGTCCAGATAAGTTGTGGCCCGATGTTGAGTCGGAAGCGGCTCGAAAACCAGTGCTGTAAGTGGTGCGCATCGGAGTCCACAAAAGGACGGCCAGCTTCTCCCCATGGGACTTGGACTCCCCAATGGATACGCCGCGAGAACTCATCGAACCATAACGCAGTCGTTCCTAGGTGCTCCTCCATCAGCACCACCGCATTATGGCAATCCGCCATGATCTTCCCATCCCGGGAAGTATGTAGTGGTCGGTCAGATACGCCCAATTCTGCCTGCTGCTCCTTTATAGCAAGAGCTTCAACAAGTCGTGGTGGGTCCTTTGGTGCACCATCTCGGACTGGCTGGAAGATGCCTTCAGCGCGAGACTCGCGCCAGAGTCGCTCGACCGTGTACTTCCAGAGCCAGTCGGCGGCGCGTTGCCTATCTCCGGTTCTCGCATGGTCGTAGGCGCAGGAGGAGAGTGCGAACTTCGGATCAGTAAGTATGGTCAGTACTTCTTCCCGAGAGGCACCAGCCGACAGCAGTGCGCGAGTGACTGGCATCAATGCCGAGGAGCGGTCGTCGACGTCGGCGTCGACTATCATCGCGCGTATCTCCGGTGAAAGCTCTACAAGCAAAAGCTCGGCGCCGTCTACCGGTTTGAAGTTTCCGAGCGATGGTGTGCGCTCTTTTTTATTGTTATCTATCCAGCCGACTGGTACTTCTAATCGGGGTAAATCGCGCCAGGCGTTTTCCTTTTTCCAGCGGTAATTGCGCCCAGTCTCCGGATGAATCGATGGTGGTAGCACCATCTGTCGACCATCCGAGTAAGCCACGATCTCCCAACCGGCAGTCCGCCGGAACGTGAGCTGTCGAAATGGACGATCAGTAACAAAATAAAAGTGTCCAGAGCCCCAACCTTTGCCGGAGATAACTTGCGAAGCCGGTAGTTCCGATCGCGTCCAGCCAAGTTCAGAAAGTGCGACTCGCAGTGCTCGCTGTGCTTCCGCCCGAAACTGCTCTCCGTGTACGTCGACATCGAGGCATGCGAGATAACCGAGTTCCCCGATTTTAGATGGTGTGCCGAGCCGGACTCCGAGATTATTTCCTTTCTGATAGCTCTGTTCAAGAGCAGTCCATTCCTGGCGGGCCCCGAGTTGCCAGCCGGTACCAATAGGCCGCTTCGAGCGCGCGTAGAGCCAGTGTACGGCGAAGCCGGCTTCATGGTACGACTTTGCTGCAGAAAGGATTTCGTCCATTAACTTCTCATTCGGTTTGTCGCGACCGTTGCACGAATGGCTCAATGATGTCCGCGTAAGAAATCTTTCCTCCGCTGAGTCTCACCAGTTCAACCAAATGTTCAGGGTTCGGGATGAAACGCCGACGCATCCAGGACTCAACCGTTATCTGGTGGCACCGTAGTTCTCCGACTAGGCGATGAACGCCGTAATCTCGAATCCAATCAACAAAAGCATCTTTTTCTTGGCTCTTTTTGGTGTGCAAAATCCGGACTCCTTCTTGCGAATGATAATAAGCGCGTGGTCGAGCGGTAGAGCAATGAGCACCAACACCACCAGACGTATGTATACGAAACTCTCTCTCTCTCTCTCTCTCTCTCTCTGTCTGGGATGCGTGCCGTTTTATCTCACTTGCGGTTATTTATAGCACCACGCGTTTGTCACATGAATGGAACTTGAGTCTGCAGCTGTTGTCAAGGATGCTATATAGGTGCACTGCTCTAGTGTTCGGCATTTGACACCGGTCACGCATCCTGTTATAACGAGCCGCGAAGGTGGTAAGACGGCATGTCTAACGCAACGCAGTAAAAACGGCAAAAACGGCAAAAACGGCAAAAACGGCAAAAACGGCAAAAACGGCAAAAACGGCAAAAACGGCAAAAACGGCAAAAACGGCAAAAACGGCAAAAACGG